TGGTGTAGAAGCTGAAACACTTCAGTTAGCTGCATTAGCTGGTGGTGGTGCTGCCCTTGCAGTAGTCAAGACATACGCTAAAAAACAAATCACTAAGTAACTGAAACTGTCTTATCTTTGTAGTAAACTGTCAATGACAGGGCAAAGGAGGACATATGTCCAATAAAAATATACCTGAAGAGTGGGGTAATAACTTCTACAAATCAGGTTGGCAACCAGGTCTGGAAGTCAATGAACAAACTGGTCTAGGTGAAATCACACATGTTGGAACAGACCCTAATTATAGACAGAAGTTTGATGAAATATTACAAGGTTGGGGTTTTGACCCTAAAATCTACGAAATAGAGGGCTCTGTACGAGCTAGTTCATGGAATGCACAACTAAAAGGAGGACAAACTACTACCTTTTATGCGTTTAAAGGCATTGTAAAGAAGAAAAGACCTGGACATGACAAATATTTTCAGGCTTTATTTAAACAAGCAGGTCGTAAGCCACCATTAAAACTAAAAACACATGGAGGAGATACTGCTTTTTTGTTTTTTATGGCTGACTGGCAGTTAGGTAAGAAAGATTATGGCGTTGAGAATACCATTAAACGCTACGATATAGCCCTACAAGACGCAGTAAATAGAATTAAGGAACTGCGTAAGGTAGGTGTCCAAATAGATGAGATATACATGATTGGATTAGGTGACCTGACTGAAAACTGTTATGGCTTTTACGATAGTCAACCATTTAACATTGAACTTACAATGATAGAACAGTATGCGTTAGCTAGGTCTATGATGATGAAAACAGTAGATACTTTCCTACCACATGCAGATAAATTAATTTTGGCAGGTTGTGCTGGAAATCATGGAGAAGCTTCTAGGTCACAGAAAGGTCAGGTTGTCACCAACAGATTAGACAACACAGACACAATGCACTTGCAGATATGTGAAGAGATTATGAAAGCTAATCCTGATAGATATAAAAAGGTATCTGTTGTAGTTCCTGATGGGTTTCATCAAGTCATGGACATTAAAGGCATAACTTGTGGTTGGACACATGGACACATGACAGGTAATAGTGGTGGTAATCCTGAAACTAAAATAGAAAACTGGTGGAAAGGTCAGATGTATGGCTTTCTTCCTGCAGGTGAATGTCAGATTCTTGTAACAGGTCACTATCATCACTTTCGTAGTAAGCAGCAGGGTGATAGAACTTGGTTTCAATCACCTAGCTTAGATAAATCTATAGACTTTACTGCTAGAACTGGTATGTGGTCGCACCCTGGTGTTCTTACATTTACTGTCAATAAAAAAGGTTGGGATAATTTAAAAATATTATAAAGGTAATATCTTGTATCTTTTTTCTTGACCTTTAAAGTCTTTCTCATGGTAAGTGTGATGTTTTTTTACGCTACCCCACATCTTTAAAACTTCTTCAAAAGAATACCATTTAACCTTTTTGGTTTTTATATTGACATAAGTTATACCAACTTTAACTTCAGGATAATCTCTTGCTCTTTCATATAACTCCTGTAGCTTTTCCATATCAGAAAATTTTATTTTCTTTGTGCCTTTAACTTCTGTTAAATACAACCTATCTCTTCTATTAAAGATGTAATCAGGAATAGTTATGATGTCTGTGTAGTACCAAAAAAAATCAATACTATGTTCCCATGGGCTAGTTGCTGCTTTTAACCAATCCTTTTGTTTAACTAGCCCTAAATCTGTAAGGTGTTGTTCAAATATATCCTCTGCTTGTTTACCAACACCACCTTCTACCCTGTCGTTGTACTTCATTTCGTTGAAGTCCATTACTCCTCTTCTGTTGTTTCAGGAATCCAAGTCATAGTAAAGTTAGGTGTAATTGCAGTTAGCATGACTTTACTACCTGCTATTGGTACTGAGTTTGCATTAAATAAAACATTACCATCATCACCTTTTCTTGTAAGTAGTTCGTGCAACAACATAGGTACAGTTGCTTTGCTTAACATTACATCAATCATCTTCTTTTTCCTCTCTTTCTAAACTCAACCCATACTTGATAATCAAAATGGTAGTTCACTTGGTTTAATTCCCTGTTTAGCTTCTCTAAGTAAGGCATGACAGGTTCGCCACTCCCATTTATATTGGTTTCGTTCATCTACTAATTTATACCTTTGCCCACAATAAAGATTGCCCTCGCTGTCTGTGTAAGTAACTTTATCTTTGTTATTACAAAGGATAGGAGCTTTACACTTTCTATCTGGCTCAGGAGGTATGTCAAAATTGTAATTTGGGTATCTCTTTTCTAATTTTTCCTTTAGTTTTTTAACACTAAAGATTTCCCCTGCACTTTCCAATGACATTTAAGAGCCATCTTTAAGAGTCCAATCTCCCTCTGTGTCAATCCAATCAAAGATGTTTTTCTTTGTTGCCTTACCACTCGCAAGAAAATCTTTTGCCTTTTTAACAAGTTCTGTCTGTCCATCATCAGTAGCCTGTGCAACTTTATCGTTAAATGTTTTAAGCTGCTTGTCTGTTGGTGGGTCTTGCTCCCATGGTCCACTTGGTATGTCTGTCATATCTTCTCCTTCATTTTCTATTCCAATAACAACATCAACAATATCCTCATCTTCTAAAGCCACCTCAACTCTATTTAAAAATTTATCCATGTCTTTATTAGTCCAACTGTTGACATCAGTATTTACCTCTGTGTTTTTAGTCATATCATTGTACACTTTTGTTTTAATTTCTTGCATTTTTTCTTCGTTAGGTATCATTTCTTTTAAAATAAAGTTTAGTTGGTCTGCAACAGATTTTTTCTTTGCTCCAATGTCTTGTGCAAATTTTTCAATGCTTTCGTTTGTAATCTTTGCAACCTCTTTTTTACTTTGATTTTGTTTGTTTACAACTTTTTGCATTTCTTCTCTACTAGCTTTTTTTTCGCCATTAGACTTTTGAAAACCTGCATTAAACAAAGCTCTACCAATAGCAGATGTTGTTGCTACTTCTACCCATGAATATTCATTAGCAAAGTTATGTGTGCCTTGATGGTCTTGTGCTAAATCGCTGCCTAACATGTTCCCATCTTTGTCATACACTTCTGCTTTAACTATGACACTTTGTAAATCCTCTGTGGTTGCAACAAGTTCAGTTTTTATTTGTCCAGCAGGGTGTACTTCCCTGAACTTTTTAATTCTGTCCTCCACCATTACATAATCATTTACATTAAATTTAGGCATTACTCCTCCTCTTTTTTTGTTGCCTGTATAACTGCGAAAACTCTTTGCCTAGTAACTTTAAGTATTGCTGCAATTTTTATCATAGATAGACCATTATTGTATGCTTGTAGGACAATTTTTTGTCTTTGTTCTAATAGATTATCTAAATTATGTTGACTGTGGTCTATTTGTTTTTGTATGTTTTCTAATGTCAATTCAATGTCATCAACATCTATCATGTTTCCTCCTTTTATTTGTATAGATTTATTAAATTGTTTAGTTAGTTACTGCAATCAATCTTACTATAAAAGCATCTCTGTTGTCGTTATCTTTTAATTCTCTTACTTTTAGCTTTGCTTCATGTAGAGTATCAAAGTCAAACTCCATACTTCCACCATATATTGATGTGCTTAACACTTTATACATATACTCCTTATGTACATATCTACTGTCATTGTAACAGGTATTGTCTTGTAAACAACTAATGCTCTCCAAAATAATCAACTACTTCCCATTGTTTATTACAAGTATGACAAGCAACTAAATCCTCATCTTTGTCGCCATTACTGTAACCTGTGTAAAGTTGGTCGCCACATTTTTTACAGTTCATAATTATTCTTTAATTACACCTGTCAATACATAGTATTGATGTAAGTCTTTTTGTTGCTCTTGATTTAACATACCTACAACAAAGTTGTATCTATCTAAATCAATCTTGTTTTGTTTTTGTTGCTGCTTGAAATGTCTGCGTAGTGCGTAGTTATCAGCCATAAGACCTGATAAAAACCATGCAAACAAAACAAGCCCTATTAATAAATATACCTGCATTATTCCTCCTTATTTTTTAACTAACTTGTATTGTATTGGGTTGTCATAATCAAGTAATGTATAGTCACTCATAAAGCTATCCTCCATTACTGTTCCTATGACACAATCAAAAGCAGTATCTGTTTTGCTTTTATCACTTGCAATATATAAAGTAATTTTTTCTACTTTAATATTTTTCATTATTCCTCCTCTGTAAATAACCATGTACATAGATTACTATGTGTACATCTGTAGTCAAGTCATATAAAAGAAAAACCCCCTGGGGCAGCAGGGGGCTTCTCTCGTATCGTATAACTAAGGGGAGTTA